GCTGCTTATGGTCGTTTATGGACAGCCGATACACCTACTAACAAGACTACAGTGTACTTTAGTGATGTACTTGATGGTACTGATTGGAGTACGGGAACTGCTGGCTCTCTTGACATATCTAGCGTATTGACGCAGGGAATGGACGAGATAGTAGCTTTAGGTGCTCATAACGGATTCTTAATTATATTCTGTAAGAATAACATTATAGTCTACAGTGATGGTGATAACTTTCAAACAGGAATGACTACAACAAGTTTAACACTTGTAGAGGTTATAGAAGGTGTTGGATGTGTGGCTAGGGACTCCGTACAGAGCACTGGTGAGGACATATTGTTTTTAAGTACCTCAGGTGTACGTTCTTTAAGTCGTACCATACAAGAGAAATCTCAGCCTCTAAGGGACATATCTAAAAATGTAAGTGACGATATTATACAAGCATTATCTTTTGAAAATATAGATAAGATTAAATCTGTTTACTCACCTTCTAACTCTTTTTACTTAATATCTTTTCCTACTCTATTTCAAACCTTTTGTTTTGATACAAGAGCACCTTTACAAGATGGGTCGTTTAGGGCTACACTTTGGACAGCCATTCCTCCTAAAGGTTATCTTACTGTAGGGTCTAGTTTATTCTACGCAGAGATAGATGGAATAGCTACTTACACAGAACACAGAGACAATGGACAGCCATATGTAATGTCTTATGCTAGTAATTATTTTGATCTAGGACTATCTGATATAAACAAAATAATAAAGAAAGTATCTGCCACTACTGTAGGTATATCAGGTCAGACATTTTCACTACAGGTAGGTTATGAATATCAGCCAGCAGTATTTTCAGAAACTTTTACTTTAGACGCTGGTGCTGTAGCTGAGTATAACATATCTGAATTTAATCTTATTGAGTATAGTGGCGGTATCTTAGTAAATGACCAAGCATCACCAGCACAAGGGTCAGGAAACATTCTACAAATTGGCTTTAACGCCCCTATAAATGGTTCTGCCATGAGTCTACAAAGGCTAACAATTTATGCTAAACAAGGTAAGGTACTATAAATGTCTAATTATTCTAAAACTACAAACTTTGCATCAAAAGATGCGTTAGCCTCAGGCAACCCACTTAAGACTATTAAAGGTACTGAGTTTAATGTTGAGTTTGACGCCCTACAAGTAGCTTCCGCTACTAAAGCTAATATAGCTGCGCCTACGTTTACAGGTGTACCTGCTGCTCCAACAGCTAACGCAGGAACTAATACTACACAAATAGCTACTACAGCTTTTGCTAATGCTGCTGCTACGGCTGCTAGTGCTGGTGCTATGCTTAAGAGTGGTGGAGCCTTTACAGGAGCCGTAACCACTAACTCTACTTTTGATGGTAGGGATGTAGCTGCCGATGGTGTCTTAGCAACCAATGCTATGCCTAAATCTGGTGGAGCCTTTAGCGGTGCTGTGACTACCAATTCTACTATAGATGGTAGGGACGTAGCTGCTGATGGTGTCCTAGCTACTAATGCTATGCCTAAGAGTGGAGGCGCATTTAGCGGTGCTGTGACTACAAACTCTACTATAGATGGTCGTGATGTTGCTGCTGATGGTGTCTTAGCAACCAATGCTATGCCTAAGGGTGGTGGAGCTTTTAGCGGTGCCGTAACTACAAATTCTACTATAGATGGTAGAGACGTAGCTGCTGATGGTGTTTTGGCAACTAATGCTATGCCTAAGGGTGGAGGTGCTTTTACAGGAGCCGTGACTACTAACTCTACTATAGATGGTAGAGACGTAGCTGCTGATGGTGTTTTGGCTACTAACGCATTACCTAAAAGTGGTGGCACTATGTCTGGATTAGTCAATATGGCTGACCAGATTGTACAGCGTCCAGTGCTAAAGGACTACGCAGAAACCAAGGTAGCTATGGGTGCTAATGATGTAAACCTAACATTAGGTAATGTTTTTACAAAGACTTGCTCTGGGTCAGTAACAGTTACATTTAGCAACCCACCTGCTTCTGGCTCTGCTGGTAGTTTTACCTTAATACTAACTAATGGTGGAGCATACACAATTACGTGGCCCTCTGCTGTGGATTGGGCGGCAGCAACAGCCCCTACGCTAACAGCGTCAGGTATAGACATACTTACGTTCACAACTATAGATGGTGGCACTATCTGGTACGGAATTGTTGCTGGTCAGGCAATGGGGTAACTTATGACTATTGAAAAGAAATTATTAGGTACTACTCCTGTAGATGGTGCAATTCTTCCAGAAGCGGTTAGTTTTGATGGAACTAATGATTATTTAGCACGAACTAGTGATTTTACAAATAATGCTGATGGTAAGACTTGGACTTTCAGTGCTTGGTTTTACGCTGCGTCAAATGGTACTTACAACATTTACTCGACATATCAAAATAGAGTTTCAATCGTATTTGAAGGTAATTACCTAAATATTGCATTAAAAAGTACGACAGAAGATGCAATGTTTCAATCATATCCCAATATTGCCCAAAACACTTGGAATCATATTTTAATTTCGTGCAATCAAGCAAGCACAAGTCAACGTCATATTTATGTCAATGACGAAATTTATACGCAATTTAATACATATGTGAATGGGAATATAGATTTTACGGAAACACAGCATTATATCGGTGCAGCTAATGCTAATCATATTAATAAAATGAAGGGCCGCATAGCCCATGTATTTCTTGATAAAACCTATCGTGATCTAAGCACCACATCAAACAGACGTTTATTCATTACGGCTGATGGTAAGCCAGCAGATAGCGACACACTAGCAGCACTAAACCCCATCATGTATTTACCAATGAAGGACGCAGCCACAGCAGGGGTTAACTCTGGCACTGGCGGTAACTTTGCTGCTGCTGGCGTACTGGCTACAGCCGAGCGTGGGCCTAACCAAGATAATTGTAGTGCTAGTTTGTTTGATGGTAGTGCTGATTATTTGAGCAAAACAAATGGCAATAGTCTTTCTAATTCTAAAACAATAACTTGTGCATTTACATTTATGCCTCTTGCTGGAAATAATACATCGGACATTATAATTTTTGATGATTACAACGTGGGCGGTGGAGGGGCGCAAGGGTTTGTCCAACTTACTGGTGGAAACTCTATTAGAGCCAGCTTTGAATTAACGGGCACAGGCCTAGCAGGTAGAGTGCAGACTCAAGCAATATTAACTTTTGGCGTCCAGTACGCTGTTGCAATCAGTTTTGATACAGCCAACTCAAGCAAATCAAAAATATATGTAAATGGCGTTTCGCAAACCCTTGCTGTAAATACAATGAATAACATTGTGTGCGAGATTGATATGAATTATGTCAACATTGGCAGGTATCGGAGAAATGCTTCCAATTTTGTGAAGGGTCAACTAGGAGAGTTGTATTTTCACAATACATGGACAGACTTAGCCACAGAGAATCCATTCTGGGACTCAGACACCAACCGACCAAACTCTTTACGCAAAGTCATTGAGGACACTGGCGTTACACCAGCAATAGCAATGCCTCTGATTGGCAGAACAGGTGGACAAGGTTTTGAAGGTAACAACTTAGGTTCGGGTGGAGACTTTACTGTTAACTCAGGGCCGTTTACGGGTGCTAGAGGTGGCAGTGAGTTTTGGACTCATAGTGCTATAACTGGATCGGATGGGGCTAGCTTTTCAAGTACAGGAACAAACTTGTCTTTGGCTGATACATATACAATTACAGCAGCGTTTGCTTTAAAGACGGATGGTATTTCTAGTCAAATATACACATTTAATGGCGGTGGCCCATTCTTTATAGAAAAATCTTCATCAAATGTATTAACTATCGCTTTTACTCTTAAAAATAGCACTCGATATACATTAACTTCCAGCGTAAATCTAGCAAGTTCTGGGTGGAATATTGTTCTTATATCTATAGACACAGCAAATAACAATTACAACATTATTATTAATGGCGTAGCTAGTACCAATTCTACTTCTATCGGAAACTCTCTGTTTGACTTGGCGGCTATAGGGTCAGGGGCATGTAATTTAAAATCGAGTAATGCTGCTAATACTAACGAACCTTTTGCTGTGGGTTATTTATCAGCCGCTTATTATGATTTCTCACAAGAAGTTAATCGTAACAAATTTGTTAGCCAGTTAGGATACATAAATGATTTGAGTGAAGAAGGTTCACCCATAATCTACATGAAGTTTGACTCGTCAGTATCATTAGGCACTAACTCAGGTTCAGGTGGTAACTTTACAGTCAACGGCACAGTAACCGCAGGTGTAGACGTAATTCCATAAACATAGCAGACGAGGAAACACACAATGCTATTAGTAAAAGCAACAGACAGTACAGTAGAGCAATACCCCTATTCACTAGGGCTACTACGCAAAGACAATCCTAACACTAGTTTTCCTAAACAGCCTAGTGTTGCTGACATGGCAGC